AGTGCCAATCTCATCAAACATTGGAGTATTAGCAGTACCAGATGTACCAGTTAAGGCTTTCTTGTATACAGTTTTCTTTGTGGCTGTATTAGTAATCCAGTATGCAGTAGTACCATCATCACAAATTGCATACACAGGCTGGTCAGTACCAGCATTGTAGTCAATAAAGTGAGTAACAGTTCCGTTTGTATCAATCTTATCTACATCATACTCATCATGAAGTAGTACGCCTGCATTGCCATTCCATTGAATAGAACGCATAGTCTGAAATGAACGACCATTAGCACGGATAGCACCAGTAGTTACATGTCCCTGAGTACAGTTATTAAGTAGAGTTACCTCACCTTTGGTCCAGACATTTAATCCTTTGCTATCTGCAAAACGATAGTGTCCATTCTCATCATTGGTTGCAGGGTCAAAGAAGTTAATACCAGAACCGCCATGAAAAGACATCTGTGAGCGAATCCACCAACCAGTCAGTGATTGTTCACCTGGCTCATTAGTAGAATCAAACTGGTCCTTTTTAAAAGGTGCAGTTCTACGTCCATACGGACGCTCATTATTTGTAGCCAGAATAAATGGTAGCCCACCAATAGCAATGTCATAGGCTATATCTGTATTCTGCCAGATAGATGTAGAAGAAACTACACCCACATCTACGGCAATAGCCCGTTCGGCTCTGCCGTCTGTCAGGTCCCTGCCCGCCATATGTATCTCCTATGCTATAGTTGTTATATGAAAGAGTGCACTAAATGCAAAACAATCAAGTTAATAAATGATTTTTATCCAAGAAAAAATCGACCAGGTGGTAAAGAATCTGAATGCAAAAATTGTTCTAATGAACGTAAAAAGAAATATAGAATAGATAATCCAGATAAGATTCGTGCGGAAAATAAACGCCGCAATCCTGGCTGGGATATTGATAGATATAACCAATACGTAGAACTTCAAAGTAATCGTTGCGCTATCTGCAATACAGATAATCCTATTCTTGCTGACTGGTGCTGTGACCACGACCATAATACTAATCAAGCAAGAGGATTACTTTGCGTAAATTGCAATGCTGGTCTAGGTTATTTTAAAGATAATCCAGAATCATTGCAGTCAGCAATTGACTATCTAAAGAAATGGCAGTAGATATCTCTACCAGCCACCATTACTCCTTAAGTCAGAAAGTTAAATTATTCAGGTACTACTACTTCAACCCAAGATAGGGTTGGCTCATCCCAGGTGAAAAACTTTCCTTCTTCAACTGGCATAGGAGTTGGTGGTTGCCACTTAGCATCAGCATCTAATGTCCAAGAAGGAAACGGCTGAGGTGCAAAGAAATGGTCAGCAACTGGGTCATAGGTATAGCCAATGCCAGCATAGTTTTTACGGATGTTGCCATTGTAAGATGTCTGAACCCAGCGGGTATCCTCACCTAGTAGAGACTTGCAGAACATAATGCCCTTGGTCTCGTTCTCTACCCCATCAAGGAGTAGTTCATCATTAGCCACAACAATTACCTGTGTGACTACATTGTTCTCATCTAGTTGTGCAAAGTGTGCCATCATAGTTTCCTTAGTAAGTTATTGAGCCTGAGCCAGTAAATGTATAATAAGTGTATCCGCCAGATACTATTCTAGTAGGTGAGCCAGTAGTTGCTGATGCGGTATATGTTCCAGGTATTCTTAAAATAAGAATTCCTGAACCACCGTTACCACCAAGACCATTTGGATTTGGTCCACCACCTGCACCACCGCCGCCGCCTGTATTGGCAGTACCTGATACTCCAGCAGTTGAACTTTGGTTAATACCACCACGTCCACCACCACCAGAACCACCAGCACCACCAACTACTCCAGCACCTAGTGTAGTGGAGTACGCTCCACCGCCACCTCCACCAGCATAGTAATAATTTCCAGAGACTAATTGACCAGTAGATGTTGCAGCACCAATGTTATTTAATAATGAAGAAGTCGCACCAATACCACCAACACCTAGTGTTGTTGCATTGCCGTTGCCACCAACCGCACCTGCACCACCGCCACCTCCAGAAGCACCAACGTAAGTACCATTAGATGCTGTTGAATTACCACCTGCGTAACCTTCTACTGGGGAATAAGAACCAGCGTTACCAGCAGAACCTGAGAAGTTACCACTACCACTACCACCTGCTCCACCACCAGAACCGCCAGTAATGTATGCGGAATCTTCATTGTTTCCACCACCTCCGCCACCTGTGGCAGATATTGTAGTAAAACCTGAACCTGAAATTAAACTATTGGAACCTCTTGATACGGGACCTCCACCAAAAGTTCCACCTGTTGAACCTGCTCCAATAGTGCAAGTATAAGTAGTTCCGCTCACAAGTGACTGAGATGCTAGTGCTCGCAATCCACCAGCACCACCGCCGCCACCGTAACCGTAGTAACCACCACCGCCACCTGCAACTACAAAAACATCTACAGGAATAAATGGAGCATTACCAACTAGCAGTGAGCCACTTTTAGTTTTGTTTTTAATACTGATAACAGCCATTATTATACCGCCGTCTTTAAGTAACGAATAATCACAATACCTGAACCGCCAGTGCCAGAACCACCACCGCCGCCAGAGCCAGTGTTAGCAGTGCCTGGTCCACCGCTTCCTTGGTAACCAATTCCACCACCGCCTAATGCAGCAGCAGGATTACCACCATAAATTGCAGGACCAAAACTTCCACCTCCGCCACCAGCGTAGTATCCGCTTACACCAGTAGAAGTTGCTGTAGCCCAAGATGAGTAAGCACCAGTACCGTCTCCACCTTTACCACCAGAACCTGTGTTACCAGTTCCGTTGTTACCTGCAGCGCCAGCACCACCACCTCCACCGCCACCAGTTACCTGTGATGCAACGCCAGCACCATTACCACCAGAATTACCTTGACCAGATGTACCAGTGCCTCCAGTTAGCGGACCAGAACCGTCACCTCCACCACCACCTGAACCACCAGAAGAACCATTTCCTCCAGGTGCGCCGCCTTTACCACCACCAATTGCAGCAGATAAAGAACCAAAAACAGAATTATTTCCATTTGAACTGACACTTCCACCTGCGCCAACAGTTACTGTGTGTGAAGTTGTAGAAAGAGTTTGAGATGAGTAGTACGCTACACCGCCTGCTCCACCACCACCTGAACCATTGCTACTACTTCCACTTCCTGCACCACCACCAGCAATAACTAAAACATCAGCAAGCAGTGGAACACTAGAAACATCAAGTGTTCCTGATGTTGTAAAAGTACGGTAATAATAAGTAGAGTCAGATGACAATGTTCCACCAGTCACAACAGAAGGTGGTTGATAACCAGTATTACCAACAAGGAGACTGCGACTGAACGCTCCAGTCTTAAGACTTCTAATAGCCATTGTTACTCCTTAAGCAATTTGTGATTTTGTATATCGAATAATTACTACGCCTGAGTTTCCATTACCTTGAATACCTGAGCCTCCGCCTGTGTTAACACCGCGACCATAGGTTACGGGTCCAGTCGGTCCAGAATCTCCATAGCCACTGCCTCCTGCTGCAAACCAATAAGTTCCAGAGTCTAATTCACCAATACCTGCTGCAGAGCCCCAAGATGAATAAGTAGATACACCTGCTCCACCTCGTCCACCTTGTCCATTGCCAGCATTACTTCCTGCGCCTCCAGCACCACCGCCGCCACCACCAGCAGCGTTACCTGATGGATTGCCTAATCCACCAGCAAAGCCTTGACCTGATGTGCCAGCACCGCCTGATACGGAAAAACTTGAGAATGAACCACCAGCACCTCCACCAGAGCCACCACTGCGACCAGTTTGAGTTCCTTGCGTTGAGTATGAACCTCCACCACCACCGCCAACAGTCGCTGTTAATCCAGTAAATGTAGTTGCCGTTCCATCTCCACCTTGACCGCCAGCACTTCCGCCAGTTCCAGTTCCACCAGCACCTACAGTAACAGTTGAACTACCAGTAAGGGTTTGAGATGATGAATAAAGTAAACCTCCAGCACCACCACCACCTGCTTGGTACTGACCTCCACCGCCGCCTCCTCCAGCAATTCTTAAAATATCAGCAGTAAGACTTCCACCTCCACCAGTTACAGATAATGTGCCTGAACTAGTAAAAGCGCGATAGTAATAAGTTGCATCAGACGACAGTGTTCCACCAGTGACAGTTAATGGTTGATAACCAGTGTTACCAGCAAGTAAACTAGATGGAGATACAGTACCAGTCTTAAGACTAGAGATTGACATTAGACCGAAGCCTCGTCTCCAAACGCCTGGAAAGCAACGTTTGCTGTAGAAGCGTAGACTGATAGCACATCTGTTGTTGCAAGGGTTAGGCCCACTGTAATGATTGTTGAGTCAGATGCTCCGACTGTAATGTCATATCCAATATAATGCTTAGGGTCAATTGCTGCACCTGCTGGACGTACTGCCAGTCTAAATGTAGCAGCAGTTGATGTTAGGTTAGCAACTGAGATAGATGAGACTACCGCTTCCTTCGCAGAAGGAACTGTATAGAGAGTTGTAAGTGTAGTTGCTGCTGGGTTTACTTGCCCAAGAACTTTTTTAGCCATTGTTTATATCCTTTGCTTAGGCACCCATCAGCATAAATACTGACGGTGTAGGGTCGGTTACGATTGATGCCCAACTTGCAGTTGAACCATTTGTTGTTAAGTACTTACCTGAGTTACCAGTCTGTGATGGTAGTGCATTGACTGTTCCCCAAGAAGAAGTTGTACCATCGGTAGTCAGGTATTTGCCTGAGTTACCTGTCTGGCTTGGTACTACATATGCTGTTGAGTCTGTAGCAACCAAAGTTTTTGATGATGGAATCGCAGTTCCATTGATAGTTGTGCTCCATGATGAAGTTGTGCCATCAGTTGTAAGTGCCTTACCAGAGTTTCCAGTTTGAGATGGAACTACATAAGCAGTTGAATCTGTTGCTACCAGAGTCTTTGATGTTGGAATTGTTGTTCCATTAATACTTGTAGCAGTTGCTACACCTAGCGCTGGTGTTGTTAATGTTGGGCTAGCCTGCATTACAAATGTTGAACCAGTACCAGTCTGAGAAGCAACTGCTGTTGCCACCCCTACAGATGTAATTGGACCAGTCAAATTAGATGGAGCAATTACTGCTGTATCTACGTAACCTTTAGTTGCAGCATCTGTAGATACGGTAGGAGTTCCCATACCAGTAATTTTGTTAGTGCCCATTGCAATAGCACCAGACATTGTGCCACCAGTTGTAGACAACTTACCAGCCAGTGAGTTAGTTACTGTTGTAGCAAAGTTAGCATCGTTGCCAAGAGAAGCAGCCAACTCGTTAAGAGTGTCAAGCGCTGCTGGAGCAGATGCTACAAGGTTAGATACTGCAGTTCCAACAAATGCTGTAGTTGCTACCTGGGTAGTATTGGTTCCAGCAACTGCAGTTGGAGCAGTAGGTGTACCAGTTAAGGCTGGGCTAGCCAGTGGAGCGTAGGTACTTGCTGCTGTGCTAGTTGCTAACTTAGAATCAATCTGAGCCTGAATAGGTGATGTAACACCATCTACATATCCAAGTTCTGTTGCAGATACTGTTGCAGATGGAGCAATCTTTGTCCAAGCAATAGCAGCGGATGCATTAATATCCGCATCTACAATACTGTTAGTTAAGTTAGTCTTGCTATAAGCAATCTGAGCAGATGAGTTAATATCAGCATTAACAATAGTTCCATCAGCAATCATAGTAGATGTGACGGTTCCAGTATCTGCAGCGGTAATTGCTGTACCTAAAATCTTAGTCTTATCAATTGCTGCTGCTGCATTAATATCAGCATTGACAATTGTGCCATCTAGAATCTTGGCAGATGTTACTGCTCCGTCTGCTAGGTCACCAGTAACAATAGTGCCATCAACAATTTTGGCTGATGTAACTGAGTTAGGCGCTAACTTACCTTCTGTAACTGATAGGTCATCAATCTTGGTTGTACCAACAGCACCAGTTGCAATCTTGCCACTAGTAATAGCAGAATCTGCAATGTCACCTGTAGTAATTCCTAAGTCTGCAATTTTGGCAGATGTGATTGCACTATCTGCAATCTTTGCAGTGGTTATATTTGAGTCAGCAATTTTTGCAGTAGTTACAGCAGATGCTTGAAGCATTGCTGTAGTAATCATATTGGTATCTGTTGTCTCAAGGACGTTGGCAATAGTTAGCCCGTGTGCTGTAGTGGTATTTTCAATGTGAGTATTAGCCTCACGGTAGTCACGACCAATTGCCATGTGGCGAACTGAAGCACCCGCTGAGTGAGCCTGAGCAGATGAACCATCAACGCCACGAATAATTGTCAGTGTATTGGTACTGACCGCGGTAACATCTACAATTTCTTCAAGCGCTGTATCTGGGTCAATAACTACTGTGAAGATTTCTCCAGCAGAAATTGTGATACCACCAAGGAGTGCACTACCTGATACGACTGTAGCAGAGGTGGCGCTTGAGTTAATGCCAGCAGTAAGGGTTGTTTGCTGGGAACGGGATGAGTATTTTCTTGTTGTCATTCAATCTTCCTATCGGCTGAAGTGAACTCGTGGTGGATATTGCTGTTGCTGGGCTTGTGTTTCTTCTGCTAAACGCTGGTTGTAAAGAGCATAGAGTTGGCGGTATGCATTAGTTGCTGAGCCAAAGGTACGCTTGTTATCTGTCTCATCAGCCTGTGGAGACTGTGCACCAGTACGGGCTGGGTCTAGGTAAGCAATCAAACGGTATGAAGCACCAAGAATCACAATGTCTCGGCAAGACTCAGGTAGTCCAGTTTGTGTATTAAATGAATCTGTAGATGTAGTAGATAGAGTTGAAGGTGAAGTTGCGTAAACAACCTTTACCTTACGGCCTGAAATAATTCTATCTCCAATAGTTACTGTTTGCGCTCCTGCGCCCCAAGTATCAGTATCTGGGAAAGCGTCAAAGTCCCAACGCTTGATACGAATCCATTCTCCACTAGAGCCAATATCCTGCCAGTGCATAGTTAGGATGTTCTGAATATTCTTATTATTTAATTCATAAGTATTTACTGCTGTGCTGCTAAATGTAAAGTTTGTTTGCTTGACTGCAAAGATAGAAGAACCCATTGCACGGATAGTGTCTTGAATAGCACGCTTAACTACATACTTAGGAAATGTTGGAGAGATAGTTACCTTAGTTCCAGCATTGTGAGTAGCAGCGGTAGAACCCATAAAGCCACGGCCATACGGAGATACTGTTGCGCTGTTGGAAATGCGGTCTACTGTATCTACCCATAGAAGTTCATCATCAATCTCAACAATACCTGAGCCAAGGCGTTGAGCATCTGCTACGTTAAAGATTGTAGGTGCTGCAAGAGTAGATGTAGTTGTAGTGATAGGAGTTGTTAGGTGTGTAGCCTTATCCTGTTGGATTGTATAACCAGCAAGGTTAGTTAAAACCTCATCTGTTAGTTCATTAAGTAGAATACCCATTACCACTTCACCTTATCTGCCCAGTAGGCTGCGCTCATTTTGCCTTTGGCAATATTTTTAGCATGTCGTGCTTTGAAAGACTTGCGCCGTGCTGCATAGGATGCAGACTCACCAGCCTTCTTTGGAGAACCAGATACACCTTGCTGGCCAAAACGAATAGTTTTAATCTGAGTTCCTTCTTTAGCCACAACTATGTGTGACTTCTTAGGATGGTTAGGTGTGCGCTTAGGCTTGTTAAAGCCAGATACACCAGCACGTACTAATCTGGAATCCTTCTTCATATACTGCTCCATCCTTGTCGAATTGCTTTACCGCTAGCAATCCAGTCTTTATGTAATTTGTTTTGATACTTCCAGTCCACTTCTTTTGTGGGCTGTTTGCAATCTGGGCAAAACTTTTGGCCAGTATTTTGATAAATATGTTTGCACATAGTTATCTATACTTAGCCGTTTTCTTTGCAATAGTTTTAGGTTGTCTTACAAACTGCTGTCCCTTGCGCATACCTTCACGCTTTGCAGCAGAGGTTCTTGCATACTCTGAAGTACTCAATGCTGCACGGGCTTTCTTAGGTAGGTATCTTTCACCAGTAGCCTTAGCACCTTGAGTGCTAGGCTTGCCAGATTTAGTACCCCATTCTTCTTTAGTCCACTTAGACAGTGACTTCTGCTTGGCAGTCTTGCTACCTGAGTAGCCACCGCCTGCTTTCTTATAAGCCTGTGCTAGTAACTGAGCCTTACGGGCAGACCACTGACCAGGATTACCACCCTTAGAACCAGCCATAATCTGATTCTTTAAACGTTCACGTAAACCTGCTTTAGTGTATGCCATTGTTTACCCTTTCTAACACTTACACTTATTATGTGCTTTTCCACATAAGTAACATCTGCCTGGTTTTCTAATTGGCATTACTTTACTTTTTCTTTGCTTTAGGTTTTGTATGTGTAAGAACCTTGCTTGATGCAGTATGAGTAGCGCCAGTATGTATTTGTCCATTCATCTTATGAATAGGACCTTTATACTCTTTACCGTTGCTAAGGTAGTGCTTAGAGGTTTTGCTCACTTACTTACCCTTCTTAACTCCTGTTACACGCTTTAAGCGTGGGTTAGCAGCAACTGCTTTCTTGCTGGCCTTGCGTGCAGAACTGGCAAGGATTGCTCCCGCACTCTCCATAGATACACCCTGTCGTGAGGCAATCTTCTTTTGAACAGCCTTGAATCCTGGATGCTTCTTCATTACTTCTTTCTCGCATTCTTCTGAGCCTTCTTTAAAATTGCGTCATACTCTTTGCTGCTCCACTGAGACTGGCTAGGCATAGGCTTTGGTTTAGGAGTTGGCTTTACTTTGCCAATATCTCTAATACCAACTGTGCTGCCATTTGGCATAACAACAGCAACACCAGACTTACGTGTTGGTGCAGATGATGCCATTGGCTTGCGAACACCAGTTGATGGTGTGCGTGGTGTTACTGGCTTCTTTACTGCTGGTTTCTTTGCTGCCATTAGTACTTTGCTCCAAACAATCCTTTACCCTTTGGCATAGCCTTCTTAGCCATCTTCTTCTTAGCAGCCTTCTTTGCAGCCTTCTTTGGGCCGTACTCCATCATACGCTGCTTAGGACCTTCCATCTTTTCATGCTTCTTCATAGCCTTCATAGATGTGTACTTCTCGCCTTTTACTGACATTAGATTGCTCCTGCTTCCTTAAGTGTTGTTGCAGATTGTTTGTTAATATAGTTAGCACTGGTCATAGTATTTGCATCATATGCTTTACCCATTACCTCAGAGGCTTTAACAGCACGCTGTATAGCAGCCATACTTGTACCTTCTGGTTGAATACCTTGGTCTCTAGCAGAGCGATAAGCATTCAATTCTGCGTCCCATTTTTTATTACTCATAGACTTACTTGATGTTGCATCTCCTGGACTTAGTTGCAAACCTAATACCTTGCAACCAAAACAACCTTCCACATCTTCTGGATGGTCTAATCTGTGTCTCATACCGTCTCCACTGTGTAACCAGCAGCCTCTAGGTCTGCCTTCTCTGCTGCACTTACCTCGTAGTCAATACCACCAAGGTAGGCAATATCTGCTGCAACCCAATCCTCAGAGGATGGATAACGTATCTCTGTATAGACAGAGCCATTCTTAAGAACTGTGATTCCTTTTTGAATCTTAATTCTAGAAAACAGTGGATGGTATTCGCCATCCATCTCTTCAAGAATTGTAGGTGTTCTAAATATGTAAGCCATTATTCCTCCAATAGGTTTACTGATAGGCAGGGACAAAGCCCCTGCCTACCCGTATAACTATTGTTATGCGTTTGGACGGCCTGATGCCGCTGACTCGATACGTACCAATGCTGGGGTGCGATATAGCGCCCAGTTGATAACTCCGTACCAACCGACTGGGTTGAAACGGTTGAAGCGGTCCTGGACCACTCCAATTTCCATACCTGGTTCCTTCCAGACTGCCTCAGCAAGTGCCTGTGCACCTGTTACGTATGTGTGATACACACGTGTCTGAGAACCGCCTGCGCCTGAACCTGCCTGTGAGTTAGTTGCGTTTGCTGTCTCAATGAAGCGAACGCCTTCCCATGAACCTAGTTCTCCACCAAATAGTGGTGCAGCGTTCTGGTAGTCGTGTGGTGTACGCCATACGTTGTTACCTGTCTCTGTGCGTAGGTCATTAGATACTTCTGGGTGAATGTATGCAACAAACATTCCAGCAGCCTTTGTCTGAACTCCAGCAGAACGCATCTTTGTAACTGCAGTGCGGATAGCAGCAGACTTAATTGTGTCTGCAGCCTGAATTGCTGTCTTAGCAGCAACTGTTCCAACGCCTTCATAAACGTTAGATACTGCACCTGTTCCGCCAGATACACGCACAATGTTTGTTCCTGCGTCTAACTTAGCAACTACTGCAGCATCAAGTGTCTTTGTCATGTTGAAGCCAACTGCGTTAGCAACCCATGGGTCAATGTTTGCAAGTGACATCAAGTTAATCTTCTTAACTGGAAGTACTGAGCGACCAAGTTCTAGTTGTGCAACATCAATGTATGTTGTTGCTGGTAGTGCTACTGAGTCTGGGTCAACTGTCTCTGAGAGTGTTGCACCAGCCACTGTAGTATCAGCGATATCTGTGTTGAATTGGAAACGGATTGAAGAACCGTTATGAGTTAGTGAACCCACCTTCTTGTCCGCAATTTCACGGAACTTTGGAAGGACGCGAAGATTAGTCTCGATAAGTTTATCGTAGGCTAATGTTACAAGGTTGCTTCCTAACCCAGAGGATGTAGTTGTAAAGACATCTGCCATTTGGCTATGTCCTACCTTTCTGGTTTAGTCGCTTACGAATTAAGCGAGTGATTTGATAATTGCCATAATCTCTTCTTCAGAACCTGCGTTAGCAATTGCTCGCTCTAGGTCTTCAGAATAGGCGGGAGTATCAGCCGATTGAGTAGCAGAATCCTGTTGCTGTAAAGCACGTAGGTTTTCTGTATCAACCTTCTGTTCACCAGGTGTATACCCGATTACGTCACCATTCTCAACGAGCCAGTTAGATACTGCGTCTTCGTTGATAGTGTCTAAATCCTTAAGGATAAGACGGGTTGCCTTTGGATTTACTCCCTTTGATTCTAGGATTTCTCGGACAGTGCGTTCATTGGATTCACGAGAAAACTTCGCTAGTTGTTCCTCGAGTTCCTTAATGCGCTTTTCATCTGCTCTCTTGGCTTTGCGTAGGTTAGCGATACCCGCATCCTCATTTGAGTTAGAACGGTTTAACTCGTTCTCTAGATTGTCGTCTTCCCAGTATTGTTCGTTGCTCATGCAACATCACCCTTCATTAGTAGTTATCGCAGACCACAACCAGATAAGGGGATACTTGGTTGGCTTCTGCTACCAGACTCTTACACCTGACGGGGCTGGTAGGTCCGTCTAGGGAATTTAGAATGTGCTGGATTTACCGCTACCTAGTGCGCCACGGCCTAAGCCTGCTGCGCCACTAAATGTGCCTACTTCTTTTTCGGCTAGTTTCAATCGCTTACGCTTGGCAGATTCAAGTTGTCCAAAGACTTCTTCTTCTGCTGTTTTCTGTGTGTAGTTAATTCCTTCTTCACCATAAATCTGGCCAAGTTTTGTAGTAGTTGGTAATACATTGGCAATACCCTGATAACCTTCACGGGCTTGAGCCTTAGTAATACCCAACTGAGCAAGGGCAGTAGCACTAGATACATCTGTAAGTAAGTTCTGCTTAATTGCTTCAGAACCAATCTCAGCAGATAAAACCTTTTCCTGTAACTTAGGTAGATTTTCTTTAGGGTTAAGGAAGTAACCAACTAAATCTGTATCTTGAATGTTATAGAAACTCTTCAGAGTAGCCTTAACATTAGGGTCAGCATTGTTTACACGTGTTACTACTGTGTCAATTCTGTCTTTAAACTCTGTAGCAGAGATATCATTACCAATAATATCAGCCATCTTAGACTGAGATACTTTGCGGTCTGTACCAAAATACCCTTGAAGACCATAGGCACGGAGCGTTTCATTGTATGCATTCTCCAACTGTAAATACTCTGCTTCAGAAACTACGTTAAGTCCAGCCTGACGGCGAATCTCATTACCACGGAAGCGGGTAATATAAGCAGTAGTCTTTTTAAGTTCTATCGCTGCTTGGTTAGAACCAAGTCCTTCTTCCATGAATCGCTTGATATCTGGAATTAAATCTTCTAGGCCATAGTCCTTAAATGTACTCTCAAGCAATGTGTATGCATCTACATCTACTGTTGACTTATATTTATTGCCAGAAGCAATAAGAGTCTTAGTTGTTCCGTCAGAATAAACTCCAATAACATTACCATAGGCATCTGTTTCTGTAGAAACTAAAGTTGCTGTAGGAGATGTAACTTGAGTTGGAGTTATAGTATCTACTGTTGAACTACTAGAAGTTACAGATGTAGTTCCAGAATAACCAGGAATGTCATAGAGTTGCCATTGACCTGTATCCGTTCCACCAATCCACGCATAGTACTTTCCAGCAGGAGCATCAGTAGGCTTTACTGCTTTATTAAGAAGCGGATTTTCTGCTATTGCATTTTGACGTGCTAGTTTTTCCGCTGCTTGCTTACGCTTTAAAAATGCCGAGTTACTTTCACCTTCAAATTTTGTCATTACATCTGGGTTAATAGCCCCAAGTTCTGTTGCTGTATTTTCTAAAGTTGAAATACGTGCTGTTGTTTTTGCAATCTGACTTTCTACTTGCTCAAGAAAAGTTTGTGGTCTAGATGCTGCATTTGCTTTTGACATGGCTTTAGTTCTGGCTTTTTCTGCAGCATCAGATACGTCAATAGTTGGTGTTGGTGCTACATAATTATAAAATGCATTATCTCTATCTAGTCGCGCCATTATGCCATCAGTCCAAACGTGCGAAGAATCTCAAGGGCATAACCTGATGCTTCTTTGCGGGCACCTGGTGACTTAAGCCATAGTTCTTTTGTTTTAGGGCTGGTACGTAGTAATTTTTCGTAGTCTTTAATACTCATAACTCCAGCCTTTTGTGCTCCCGTTGCATCTCTATTAGACATGGCTGATTGAATATCTTCATCAAAGATACTAATTGAATTATCTGGAATTCCAAGTAACTTACCTTTGAAGTAAGCGTATTGATTTGCAATATCAGATGGCTTAACGCCCTCATCAATTAGACCAGAGATGTTTCCATAAAAACCTTTAGCCATGCTCTTAATAGTATTCTTGGCAGAATCTAGGTCAGTCTTGCCACTAGGAGTAAAGACTCCCATTACCTTATCAAGAGCCTGCTTAGTATCTAACTTGATACCAAAAGATGATGCATACTCTTTAATCTCTTGAACATCTTGGGCTACTTTACCGTTGTTCTTTGTAAGACCTTCTAGGTCAGTTCCCTTGATTGCTGGTTTAAGAATTGTAGCCTTGATACGAGAGTAATCTTCAGCATCTAAATACTCGCCAACTGTGGTTGTCTTACCACCAGCAGTTGTAGTCTGCTTAACTAGCGCAGCCTTTTCTTCCTTATTTACCTGAGTATAGTATGCAGACTTTTCATCAGTAGTTGCTCTACGGCCCAGCATCTGGAAGAAGTAATCATCAATCTCTTGGTCTGTCTGAGTCTTGCTAGATAGATTAAGACCTGAACCATTACGGTTATCTCCACCAGTACCAACACCAACATACTTATTAAGAAGGGAATCAAAACTCTGTGTGATTAAGATTCCACTATCTTGGAAGTTCATAACTGCTTCTACTGAAACTTTGCTTGCTGCATCAGTAAGAGCACGGGCTAAACCAACTACATCTTTAGTATCATACTCTGACTTATTCATATAGCCAGCGTCATAAAGACGCTTGCGTAGATATTCAATACCTTTACCAGCCTTAGCCTCAGCCATATACCTAGAGCGAACCTCTTCTGCACTAAGTACTTCGTAATCACCCTTTGAGTTAATGTAAAGGTAAACACGACCTGGCTTTGCAGCATTCTCGTTTCCACTTAGAATCCACTGCGTTCCATCTTTAACAACTTGATAAGGACCAGTAGGGCCAAAGTCCTCAGTCATATCCTTTAATGTTGAATTACCAACAGATTTATTTGCGTTAGCACGTGCCTCATCTGGTGACTTGTCTACCATTATCGGACCTCCGTTGTGTATGTGTCACGAGAGTAGAAACCTAAGATTGGTGCAAACACTGCTCTATTGGCCTCTCTGATTGCTGGGTCTAATTGAATCAAGTCATTTAGAACCTGTTCAATTTGTGCCTTCTTGGCACGCTTTAAGTCTGAGAAGTTCCAGATGCGTCTGCTCTCTGGGTCTTCTGAGAAGGAAATAAACTCACGCATTAGGGATGTAATAGTTCCCATGTTCTTGCGAACCTGAGCAGATACTGGTGTTGACTTATCTGCAATTACTTGTTCAATAGATGAAAGGATTTCTTTCTCTGTTGATACTTCAAATCCGCCAGTCTCAAGGGCTTTACGTAGCAGTGGATAGCCAGCCTTTAATGCATTGCGTCTTGCAGTTGCTTGGTTAATAAGTCCCTTACGGGTTTCAGGAGCAGCAGTCTTAGAAAGAGCATCGCGCTCATCGCGCTCAATATCAAAGTATGCCTGCTTAGCCTGAGCAATAGATACATTATCTAGATAGGTTTCAAGGCTAGGTAGTTTAATTAATCCTTGTGCCTCTAGCCAAGTGTATGCATCTGCTGTGTAATCTCCAGTTTGTGGGCCAAAGATATACGCTGCTTCACCATAAGTCTTAAGGAATGACTGGTTATTAGAAGCCCACTTATACATACTATCTGTCTTTTGGATGGCTATCTTTGTAGCCTTCTCATTACGAGATACTGTATAAATAATCTTGCGTGGGTTCTTACCTACAAATGTAGCAACTGCTAACTCATATGGGTCTGATAACCAATCGCCTTCAGTCTTTGAGATACCAGCCAAGATGTCGTAGAACTCGGCACGCATGTTAGTAATACCAGTTGACTTAATATAGTCTGGAACACTTTTGCTCTCACGAAGTGTTGGTGAAATTGGGCTAATCATTCCAAAGAAAGCACGTGCTGCTAACACATTGTGTGCTGCAATCTTAAATGTCTTTAGATACTCGGCTTTCTGTGCATCTGTTGGATTAGCAGGTAGTTGAAGTTTTGGGTCTCCAAATGCCTGCATATATGCAATAGCCTGAAATGCTGCAGTTGTTTCTTGACGATTCATCTCATCAATATCAATTGCACGGGCTGTTGCACCACGACCAATGGTTTCTAGGTTCTGCAAGAACAATGGCATAAGCGCCTTGCGCAAATCCATGTTATCGCCAAGGTTTCCTAACGCCCAAGAATCATAGTTATTAGCAAAGTTAGTAGCCTTATCACCTAACTTACCTGGAATGTAGCCAAGCATTCCCTTAATACCAAGGAATGATAACGCTGCAACTGGGCCAGATAGTGATGGTTGTCCTGCATCTGGAGAGAATGATGGGTTAATCAAACGTAGTTTGAGAGTAACATCATTAAACTGTGGAATCTTAAATGCTCCGCCAGTAAACTTACGTACCACTGGCTCAACTGCTGTGTTAATAATTGTGTCAGTTGGTAGTACTACGTATGGTTCACCTTGGTCATCATAGTAAATCTCACCACGAGCAGATAATCCCTGATGTGCTAGACGCATACGATAGATAACCTGTAATGGCTTCTCACGCATTAAGCGGTAGTAGCGTCTCCAGAAGTCTTCTGTTGCACGATAGAAACGTGCTACTGTGCGAGTAGATAGTGCAAAGTTAGAACGGATTGCAGGGTTATCTACATACTTAAGGATAGTATTTGAAGCCTCATCCATAGCAAGTTCTGTATAGCGCTTAGCAGCCATAGTATCTGCTGCTTCACGGGCAATTAGTGGGTCTTTGTAGACACCATCATCAATGAACTGCTTGTATATCTTATCTGCAAACTCTTTCTGCAGTCCTTCATATCCGTCACGAAGACGGCTATAGGTTGTAAGAATTGCAGGCTGACGGAATAGACCATTTACCTGACGGTCCATTGACTCCATAATCGCATTACCAAACTTGCCCCATGCAGATTCTAGGTCAGCCTTATCCATGAACTCTTCAAATTCAATGCTGGTGTTAATCTCACCAGTTGGTTGTTTGCCAACAGTAGCCTTTTCAAAGTCTTCAAATGAAGTTTGGCTTGCAGCCTTGGACCATTTACCAGCAACCTTCTTACCAGATTCCATTTCATACTTAACTAGGTCGCCATGCTTGCGACTCATTAAGTCAAATAGGTCTTGGTTAAAAGACTTAGGACCACCATGGAATGTATTGCGCATATCAAGCAACATAGTCTCTACGTGGATACGTGCAATCTCTGCATCTGGAATACCACGTTGGCGGAAATGCACAGAATCGCCAAACAGTGATAGGAACTCTTTAGTTACTGCTGGTCGCTTTACAATAAACTGACGAGTAGTAAAATCGTAATCTACGCCTAGAATCTTAAGCATATTAGTTCTAGCAGTGGCAAAGTCTTTAGCAGTTTTTAATCCATTGTTATTGAAGAATACTGCTGCTGGGTCTACTGTTTCACCAGTCTTGAGTGAATACTTGTTAGCAGCAAACTGGCGATACCATGTATCAAAGTGTGCAAGAGTTAGATACTTATCGTTAGTACGGCGTAGTTCCTCTGTAGATAGTGGGCGGAACTTACGGCCAGTCTTAACTCCAACTTCATTTAACGCTAAATTAAGTGTAGATGGTGTGAAGATAGCATCAATAATTTCTTTATCGAACTTACCACCAAGGGATGTTCGAGCAGATACAGATGAAGCCATTGAGTTAATAACATCTGGATGATGCACAAATGCATCCTTTAGCCACTTGAAGCGGGTAATAGATTCATCTACACCAAAAACATCATAGACTCGTTTTACTGTTTCTTCACGAATCATCATGTGTGTTACTTCTTCAATTGGAATACCTTTAGATGCTGCAATATCACCAGCAATCATTGCACGGTCCTCAACACTGAGTGTCTCTTCTGGACCGCCCTTACGAAATGCCTTGTTAATTCCACGGCGAATAGGTCCAACAGATGACTTAGAACCAGTAAGTGCTGTGGCTACATTCTTAAACTCCTGAACATCCTTTACCTTTCGTAATGAAAGTAGGTCTGTTAGTGGAGTATTAAGGGCGTACATAAACGCCTCATCAATAGCAGAACGAATACCTAAACGTGGAAATAGTGTAAGAATTGTCCAGAAATTAACAAACTCTGAAACATACTTGTTACGTGTAGCGCCATCAAAGATAGCGGGGATAGAGTTCTTGCGGCGTGTAGATGCAGCAACCTGAAGAATCTGTTCGTATGGTAGTGAACCAATACCTTCTGCTACCTGACTAGGCTGCACAATACCACGGGCATTGAGGATAGGAGAATCATTCTCAATACGCACTACGTGCTGGCTAATATCATCTACAAAATCTGTAGGTACTTCTGTTCGAGAAGTAGTAGTCATACCAGAACGATTATTGAAAGTCTTATTAAGAATCTCTTCCATAATCTTACGGCCTTCGGCTGTGCCGTGTAGACCATAACGGTGCATAACCGCTGCGTATAGGTTACGAATAATAATAACCTGCTCATCAGCCTCTGAATCCAAGAAATGGAATGTCACAAAGTCTGCAATATCACGGGTAAATACCTGTCGTGCTACAAGTCGGAAGTTTTCTGCAGTCTTAACTGCATCTTCTCCAAGAAGAATCTGTGTACCAGCAGGGTTACGGCTTGCAGACTTACCAACAATCTCACCAATTCTGCGTGCACGCTTAATATCTTTATCAATGTCCACAAAGCGCTGAATGCCTGCTATGTTAACACCCTTATCAATATCTGCACCAGCAGTCTTAAGGATTGTTACAGCATCAATGCCTTTATTCTGTGCACTAGCAAGAGCAACTGCAGTTTTTTCATTAGCAGCATTAGGATTCATAATGGCATCTACTACTTTGCCAATACCCATACTGATATGACGCTCTGATTGTGCAGTTGGCACACCATTGCGCATAAAAGTTACACCATCAACACGGCCATTAAGTAGAATGTTTACATTCTCTACCTCGCCAAAGAAGTTTTGTGCAGTCTCTGCATCAAAAACTTTCTTTTGTGCTAGTAATGTAGCAACTTTAAAGTCATTAAATCCAGGATAGTTCTGAACTAACTCACGATAAGTGTTTGACTTCTCCATTGAACCCTTTTTGGCTTCAGCAAACTTCTTAATTGCTGGGCCTACGCCATTATCCCAAAGGGATTTAACGCTAGGGTCTGCAAATGTCTGACGGATTGCACCCTTAAAGTTACCTTTAGATGCTTCCTTCATAATGTTATCTGCAATACGGCCACCTTTAGTAGCAATCTTGCTAGTTCCACCAGTTATATATGTCAGTGGGTCTACAACAATCTGATACAAAGCATCAATTGTTCCAGTTACACCAGTCTGATACTTACCAGTAAGCACACGTGTAGTTAGATTTCCACTTCGTGCTTGGTTAGCCTGATAGATGCTACGGTATAAGTCGCGACCTGGTGAGATAGCAGCAGCCTTAGTATCAAAAATAATCTGCGCAAACTCTTTTTCATTATCAAATGCATAGGAAATAGCATCAAGAATCTTTGGGTCTGGCTTTCCATAGGCTTCAATAATTTCGCCAGGAGTTTTACCAGATAATAAACCTTGTGCTACAAAAGTATTTTCTTTTCCATACTTTCCCTGCACTGCTTGAATAGCACCTTTATCCCAAGCATCGCGACCATTGTATGCATCGTCCCAAGTCTGCTTAGAGAATGGGTCAGCACCTTGTGCAATCTCTCGTCCTGCTACATATCCAGTATTAAGAGCCTTGCCGTATTCTGCTGCTGCTTGAAATGTTGCAACAATAGGGCTAAAAAATCCCTTAGCAGCCTTACCAACAAGACCAATACCACGCTGAAGCAGGGTTGGGTCTTCCTGAACAAACTTTGCATTAGGATAAAGAGCCTTAATGTTTACCTGTGCCTCTTCTGTTAATGCTTGAAACTCACGCTTGGCTTTATTTGTATCCATAGCACGAAGTTGTTTTGCTTTTTTAACAGTGTAAGATAGTTGCTCAACAGCAACCTGCTGGTCTATAGATAGATTAGCGTTCTTGGCTGCATTATAAACGGCAGGATTAGTCTCACCTACTACTGGATTTAGTATGCGGGCCATTAGTACCCATATTCAGCAAGGGTGGAGTAAATAAGTTCTGCTTCTCCAGTTGGGTCAAACTGTGCAATCTTGCGCATAGTCACAGAAATAGGTTCTTTTGTATTAGGAAGGTTAAGTGCTTCACTTCCTGGGCCAGGGCCAATGTTTACACCAGATGTAATTGGCTCGTTAGGACGAGTTGTTTTAGCAAACAATTCTGTTGGCATATCTACAGTAGCCATAGGATTTCCAGCCATTGGTGCTGCTACTTGGTTTGAGTAGGTCTCTTGTCCTTGTCCATATGGAAGTCCTGAGATGTACTTTGCACCTTGTGTTGGTCCCCCGTCAGTGCGCTGAGAAAGAGCGCCAGGACCTGAAACTGGTGCTGGGTTAGACGGTTCACGGTAACCACCTTGTGTTGCCATTATTCATCTCCTTCATCTTCCAAATCATCTTCAACTTCTTCTTTTGGCTGGCCAAGGGAATCTTTGTTGTACTCCTTTGCCAAACGCATCATGCCTTCAGCATTCCAGGGTGTCATTGCTTCTGACACTTCCGTATGCAAGTACCGAGTTCCATCGTAATCTGCCCATTCTGTAATTATTAGCCAGTTAGCGCAGATAAAGTTATACCCTTCAGGGTCTTCCTCTATTAGAACTTGTAGTGCTTGCTCTATCTTCTCCCTGAATTGTTTACTCATTTTGCGTACTGAATCTTTGTTATAATTGGTGGGCTTGTATAAATATCCCACACACAAGCAATCTCAATTGCTTTGCGAATTATTTTTTCTGCTTGTTCTGGTGTTTCACACTTATCAATATCAAGAGCCTCCATAACACCCAGAGCAACATCGCCGCCGTTGCCACCATAGTAGATGCCACGAATATCACGGTCCCAAGAATAATCTTGAAATACAGGATAAAGGACTCCGTTAACGCTGATAATAAAATCTGAATCTTGCGCTGCAGCATCCCCATCTTCTTTCATATCATAACCTGCATCAATAAAAGTTTTACGCATAGTAGGGATAAACTTTTGCGTCATAAACAAATCTAAGTTTTCTAACTTAGTTGGTTTAGGTGGCTTCCATCCAAACTGCAAGATGTTTGAACCACGACTAGCGCCAGAACCTGCAATGAGGTATCCGTTGTTTTCAATAATCTTATGAGTAGCAATCGTCATAGGACGACCTGCTTCATCAGATGCTCTAGAATCGCAGCCGATTACAGACCAACCATCTCCTTGATAAGCAGCAAGTGTTGTCATTGTCCCCTACCTAGTTATCTTTGGGTTACGGTTCGTGCCGAAGCGTTTGCTGTTCCGCCCATTGTTAGGCTGGAAAGTAGACTTTGTAATCCTTGCGGAGGTTGAGCGCCACCTGCTGGAGATGCGGCGGGAGCAGGGGACGGTTGCTCAACCATAGATGCTTCCCCAGCAGGTGGTAATTCTGGAGCGAACACATCATTGATTGCGTCCTCAATCTGAGTGCCCTTCTGGCGCATACGGATAACCTCTGCAATCTTCTTAACGATTGTAGTTGGGTCGCCGCCATTTGCAATAAGTTGTGGAATTGCCTGTGCTGAAGCATTAAGAGATGAGATAAGCGCATTGCGCATTTCCTCAACTTCAATCTTTTCCTGCTCCTGAGTTACGTTAACTCCAAATGGCAATTCACGCTGTGCTAA